TTATAGTAGAGTGTATAAGAGTAGAACAAAAGGGTACTATGCAAGCTATACGGGGTCCTAAGCGTTTTTGCCTCTGGTGACAGGTTTGTGACAGGTTGCCAAAACGAAAAAGCCCCGACGCTTGCGCGCCGGGCAGTCGACAGGATCGTCAGTTCGCGGAGCCGTCCCAGCACCCGAGGTGCTCAACGAGGTCGAGAACATGATCGGCGTTCGCGTGGCTGTACCTCCCGAAGGGGACACCTGCGCGGTAGGTGTAGTGGAAGTACGTGCCAACTGCCATGGCCGTCGCCCCTCGGCGTAGCAGCGAAGCTTTCACGCTCATGGAAGCTGCCGACACAAGGGCGACGATAGACCCGTCTCGTGTGCGCCACAGGTCGCCGACCTCTGCGTCGCCTGGGTGCTTGCCCTTCGGCTTCAGCTTCGGCTTCGGCGCCTCGGCCGTGATCGCCCCGCCGCGCGCCTGCTCCTCGTCGAACTTGGCCACGTCGATGATGTCGACGGCGCCGTGCGAGTAGCGGACGTAGACGGAATGCTGCTTGAGCTGCCGGCCAGCCTCGACCGCGATCCTGGCCAGCTCGGCGTTCTGCGACGGCAGGATGGCGACGTCGTAGATAGCGACGACCTCTTTGACCAGCTTGCCGTCAGGCGCGACCCACCCACCGGAACCTTCGGTCTGCGTGTAGCCGCCGAAGGTCTCCGCCATCCGCTTCCTGATCTTGCCGTGCGCGGCGACGCGGTCGCTCATCGTCGGCCCGTCCATCGGCATAACGATCCGCGCCTCGCGCTTGATGGTGTCCATGTCGTTCTCCTGTCGGTTTGGCTTGCCTCTTCAGGCCGTAGGGTGCCACCCTGTCGGCGACGGGGCCGGAGCCCCGTTTCGGCTTCAGTTCGCGACCAGGTCGAGGAGCCTGCCGCCAGCACGCTCGATCGCGATGCGCTCGTCCTGGTAGTCGATGGTCTTGGCGAAGGCCGTGACGCCGGTGACGGCGTCCCAGACGGTTTCGATCGGGCGCCCTTCCTCGCGCTCGTGGGCGGCCTTGATCTGGGTCGCCTGCGACTTGGTGAAACGAGCTGCCAGGAACTTGTCCAGCTCGGTGTCGACCCGCTTGGCCTGCGCCTGCCGGATCGTCTCTTCGACAGGCCCGGTCGACGCGTTGGCGTACTCGGTCAGCACCGGCGTGATCTGCTCCAGCCACTTGTCAGGCGCCGACACCGTGTGCCGCAGGCGGATCTCCTTGAACTCCTGCACGCCCCACACGATGCGGTTCATGCAGACGTAGTCGAAGAGGAAGAACGCGGCCCCGATCGACTGCGACCCGACTTCCGAGTTCCAGACGAAGAAACCGCGAGCGAGCGAGCCGGGCTGTCCGTTGCGGCGGTCCTTCATCTCGATCCGGTGTTCTTCGTCGGCAAGGAAGACGAACATGTCGCGGTCCGACCCGTAAATGGTCGTGTTCTGCTTGGTGATCTCGACCTGTTTGCCGAACTCACCGGGCACGCGGAAGTCGCCGGTGCGGCCGTCGCCGAACTTGCCGATCAGCGCGTTGACGATCTCGGCGTTCCACACGCGACCGTAACGCGGCCCGGTGGCCGCCCGCAGCTCGACGCCGGTGTCCTGGCGGGTCAGCAGCAGGCCGACGTCCTCGACGTCGCGGTCGAACTTCAGACCGTAGTTCATGGCGTCGGCCGCGATCGGCGCCGGCAGCTTGCGCAGGTATCCGGCGGGGGCACCCGCCAGCTGGGCGAGCTGGCCGAAGGACCAGTGCGTCGGCGTGACAGCGTGACCGTTCGGGCCGACGACCTGGATGCCACGGAGCTGGTCGTCTGCCGCCGGCTGCACCTCGATGCGGCGCGAAGACACGATCTTGGCATTCGACCGGTCACGGTCGAAGCTGACCTTCGCGCCCAGCTCGTGGAGCGAGAGGAAGCGCTGGTCTGCAGGGCGGGACGCCCACTGGTTGGATGCCTGGGTGAGGATGGTCATGTTGTCGTCTCCTGTTGGTTGGCTTGTCTCTTTCAGGCCGCCGGGTGCCACCCGGCTGACGACCGGGCCAGGGCCCGGTTTCGACTACTTCTTCGCCAACAGCTTTGCGTCAATGGCGTCGATCCGCTCACCGGCGCTGGGGCCTGTCGCTGCCAGCCTGATGTGGTGCGCCTCGCCATCGACGATGCGCCTAACCCAGGTGGCGCGCTTTTTCGTGCTGGCGTTGGTTCGGAGCCCGATGTGGTTCTCGATGTCCTTGCGGGTGATCGACATAGGGTCTTCTGCCCTGAACGTGAACGTGGCGCCGTTCAGGCGCTCTAGAAACGCCATCCTGAAGCACCATTCATCGATGTTATTTTCGTCGATCGAGCCGAGACCGACAGGTATCGACGCCCATATCAGGGTGTAGGTGACGAGGTGCATCTTCTTCTCGTTTTCGGGGAGGTGCCGGGTCTGCAGGGTCGCGGTCACCTGGTCGTACCGCTCATCGCCAAGGCGCGTTTTCACGGCCGACAGGTCAAAGTTCACTCTCATGTTGTCGTCTCCTGTCGTTCGGCTTGTCTCTTTCAGGCCGCCGGGTGCCACCCGGCTGACGACCGGGACAGAAGGCCCGGTTTCGACAAATGGGCGGGCTGCTAAGCCGCCTCGTTTAAGCTGCGCGGCGTTGAAAGCGCAGCCCCACTTGGTCAGTGCGGGGTCTCGAACGACCCGACGATCAGCAAGGCGATCACGATGAGCGCCACGACGAACCAGAGTGTGGCGACGTCCTGTCTCATCTCATCGCCTCCTGCCGTAGGCGGTGGTAGTCGGCATCGTGATCCGGGTGATCCGGGTCCTTGTCCGCTTTCGCCATGAAGGCGTAGAACCTCTTTTCACCGGCGCGTATGCTTTTCCTGATCTGCACGTCGATGAACCACCGGTCGAGGTTGGAGAGCGTTTTCATGCCCGCCCCCTGTTGATCAGGCCGGCGTCGATGAGCGCTGCGGCCTGCCGGCCGAAGCTGCCCTGGAGCTGCCAGGCAACGCCGCTGTCGACCAGCAGCTGCCAGGCGTCGAGTGCGACGCCTTCGGGATCTTCCTCGTAGTCGACGACGAGTGCGTCGTCGACGAGATCGATGCTACCTTCTGCGATCATGGTGGCTTCGAAGATGGTCATGGTCATGCCTTTCTGTTGGTCGGGGCGGGCTTGAAGCTGCGGACCTTAAAGGTCTCGGCTTCCCCGTCTTCGTGGAGGCCGTTGGTGTAGAACAGGCCGTGAATGTTGTCCTTCACCTCCGCCAGCGCTGTTGCAGCCGTGGTGCCACGGTCGAACGTGACGCGGATGATGAACTCGTGAGTGCGCTCCCGTTTGCGTGCCATGGTCGTCTCCTGTCGTTTGGCTTGTCTCTTCAGGCCGCAGGGCGCCACCCCGCTGGCGACAGCAGAGATTACAGAGCAGGGTGAGAAGCGTTTGTCGGGAGCTACCCGCACCACAACTCCAGAAGCACCCCCACCGCTATGGCCACTTGCGTATGGGTTGGCTTCCTGTTGACGTCCAAGGGACGCCATTCATCACCCAGCTGTATAATCTCTGCTGTTTCGACTTTCAGTTTCCAGCGATATCAAAGAGCCCGGCCGATCGAGAGGTGGCCGTGTCATTCGCGACAACCGACATATGTCACCTCTGAAGGTACCTGTCAAGGGCCCTTATTGACGAAATTCGTGCCCCGTGCCATCTGATCGGCATGGCAAACACCAAGCGCACCAGAGCTGTTCGCACGCGAGGCGTGGACGTCAACGGCAAGCCACGCCCGAAGAAGCCGACCCGCATCGCCAGGACGCACGGCGCGCTCGAGAACCTCAAGAACGGCCGGCCGACCGACTACAGCGACGAGCTGCTCGAGGTCGTGCGCATCATGGCACGGGGTGGCGCAACGGTGTTCGAGATCGCTCATGCGCTGAAAGTGACGACCCAGACGTTGCACAACTGGGCCGCCCGGCACGAGGGATTTTTTGACGCGCTCTACAGGGAAGGTAAGCCCGCCTTCGACGAGCGGATCAAAAGAACCCTTGCAGATCGGGCACTTGGCTACAGTTTCGAGAGCGAGAAGGTGTTCGCGAACGGTCAGCGCATGAAGGTCATCGAGCACGTTCCACCAGACCCCGGCGCGATGAAGCTGTGGCTGACCAACCGCGACCCCGCCAACTGGTCGGACAAGCAGAACGTTGACGCAAGCATCAACGCCAAGATCGAAACCACGGGCGCCGACGACGATCGCCAGCTGGCGATGGCCGTCCTGGCGCTGATCAGCAAGGCGACACGGAACGCGGGAGGCGGGAGTTGAACGACGTCTACGAAGAGCCGGAGCGCCCCGCCTACGTCGGGCAGGTCCGCGAGAAGACCTACCGCTTCGCCCTGCAGCCGGAGGCCGGCGGTGGCGAGGTGTGGGTGAAGCGCTTCCAAGATTACTGGGAGCGGCAGGAGAAGCGCTTCGGGATCGAGTTCCGGCCACAGATGGTCATGGGTGTCGATCGTGAAGCCATGACGATCACGAGCCAGGTCATGGTCCAGCGCATCCTGCCGGGCCGTCGCACGCCCAAGGAAGCCCGCCACAACGCCCCGGTGGCGCTGCAGTGAACCTCGACCTCGACAGCGTCATGGCGCTGCTGCAGGGCATGCCTGCCGAGGACAAGGCCGTGCTGCGCTCCAGCGTCAGCGCTGCGGGCCTGCTGAACAAGCCATGGCTGCCGCAGCCCGGGCCGCAGACCGAGGCGTACTACAGCGAGGCCGAGGAGACGCTTTACGGCGGCGCCGTCGGCGGCGGCAAGACCGACCTGGCGATCGGCCTTGCCTCGACCGCGCACGAGCGCAGCCTGATCTTCCGTGCCCAGTCGACCGATCTGGATGGCCTGTGGGACCGCCTCGTCGAGGTGCTCGAGGGGCGCATCGCGACCAACAACAGCGTCAAGAAGAAGCTGCGCACGACCGACGGCCGCGTCATCGAAGGCGGCCACCTCGAGCTGCCCGGCGCCGAGCGGACATGGCAGGGCCGGCCGCACGATCTCATCGCCTTCGACGAGGCCGCCCAGCTCGACGAGCTGAAGGTCGAGTTCGTTATGCGCTGGCTGCGATCGACCAAGCCCGGGCAGCGCAAGCGCGTGCTCTTCGCCACCAACCCGCCGGTGCCGTCGATCAAGGACGGCATGCTTGTCGACAACGGCGTTGGCGACTGGCTGCTGCGCTGGTTTGCCCCCTGGCTCGACGAGCGATACACGCTGCCGGCCAAGAGCGGCGAGATCCGTTGGTGCTTCATGCGTCGCGAGGGCGAGCGGTTGGCCACGGTGTGGGTCCAGGGGCCAGGCAACTACGACCCGGTCACCGGCGGGCGCGTCGAGAACGCCACGCAGGCCGATCTCGAGAGCGGCAGCATCGCGGTGGCGCGGTCGCGCACCTTCATCCGGTCGCTGCTGAAGGACAACGTCTTCCTGCGCAACACCGGGTACGCGGAGCGTATGTCCGGTACGCCGGAGCCGCTGCGCTCCATGCTGCTGCTCGGCGACTTCACCGTGCGCGGTGAGGACCACCCGATGCAGGTCATCCCGACGCAGTGGGTGCTGGCCGCGCAAGAGCGCTGGGAAGCGCGCCAGCTCGACCCGGAGCTGAAGCGCCTCGTGATGCTCGTGCTGTTCGGCGACGTGGCGCAGGGCGGCGCGGACACCAGCGTGCTGGCACCGCTGTTCACGACCGACTACTTCGGAGAGCTGCGGGTCGTGCCGGGCCACAAGACGCCGGACGGCCGCAGCATGGGCCAGCTCGTGCTTGGCGAGCGCAAGCACGGCGCCATCGTCGGCCTCGACGGCACCGGCGGCTGGGCGGGCTCGACGCAGCAGTACCTGCGCGACAACCACCGCATCGCAGCCGAGCTGGTCGTCTCGTCGCACGCGTCGATGGAGTGGACGAAGGACATGCGGTTCCGCTTCGCTAACCTGCGCTCGGAAATGTGGTGGGGCTTCCGCGAGGCGCTCGACCCGCAGAACCAGTTCGAGATCTGCCTGCCGCCCGACCCGCGGCTGCGCGCCCAGCTTACGGCGCCGCACTGGGAGCCGCGCGGCAAGCTGCTGTACATCGAGAGCAAGGACGAGCTGCGCAAGCGGCTCGGCAGCTCGACCGATGAAGCTGACGCGGTGCTCGGCGCGTGGCATCTGCGCGGCATGGCGCTGTCGCGGCCCGACTTCATGCAGCGCTCTGTCGACATCGTCGAGCGCTTGAACGGCCGCGACAACATCGGCCGCATGAACGAGCCGTTCGAGTTCGACGACCCGCTGGGCGGGTGGTGACAGAGATCCGCACAACGCGGAAGGCGGCGGCCAATCACGCGGCAGAGAGACCAGACCGATGACGAAGAATGAGCAGCTGATCGAACAGGAAATCCAGGCGAAGGGCCTCAACGCGCCGCGCCTCAACCCGCAGATGATCGACGACACGATCGTCTCGGAGCAGTACCATGTCTTCCCGGGGACCACGATGACGGTGTGCGCGCTCACCTTGCGCAACGGCTTCATCGTGATCGGCGAGAGCGCGGCGGCGTCCCCGGAGAACTTCGACAAGGACATCGGCCGCAAGATCGCCCGCGAGAACGCCAGGAACAAGATCTGGCCGCTCGAGGGCTACCTGCTGCGCAGCAAGCTGCACAACGCCTGACATGATCTTGATCCGTCCGGCTACCTTGCGCGACATCAGCTACGTCACGGCGAACCTGGCGCCGGCCGACAAGCGCGAAGTCATGTGCCAGGTGCCGGACGGGTCGAAAACATACGAGCTGGCGCACGCGCTGCTCTACAGCGGCGACGCGTTCTGCGCCTTCGTCGGCGACCTACCGGTCGCGGCGTTCGGCACGAGCCCGATCACCGTGGCCTGCTACTCGGTCTGGATGCTTGGCACCAAGCACGCCCGCCGTGTCGTACCGGCCATCACCCGGGAGCTGACCGGCGGCCACGCGCTCGACCTGCTCGACCGCGGCGTGCAGTCGCTCGAGGCCCGGTCGATCGTCGGCCACGATGAAGCGCACCGCTGGATGATCCGCTGCGGTGCCGTCAGAGTGGACCCCGCCTATCCATTTGGAAAGAACGGGGAATTGTTCTACACTTTCCGCTGGACACGAGACAGTTTCGCGCACACCAAGGCGCGACGAGGGAGCCCGAAATGATCTACGCAGCTGCCATCATCCTGTGGGGCGCGCTCGCCGTCGTCGGCGCGGGCGCCCTGGCCATCGTCGTCGGTTCACCGTTCGCCCTGGCGCTGGCCGTGGGCGCGGCCGGCGCGACGTACCTGTTCCAGATCGTCGAGGCCTCGCGCCAGCCCGGCGGCGACTTCATGCCGTCGACCGTCGACCAGTTCGTGCAGCTGATCCTGTGGGGCGTCGTGCTCGCCCTGTTCACCCTGTCGATCATCTGGTCACTGACCAGCTACTACTGGAGCTGACGCCATGTGCTTCAAGACACCGAAAGCCCCCGCCGTCCAGTCGCGCCCGCAGCGTGATGAGAAGGCCTCGCTGGTGCAGGACAACCGCCGCCGTACCGCCGAGCAGGGCGGCGTGTTCTCGTCCATCTTCACCAGCGCGCTGGGCGACAGCGAGTATGGCAAGTCCGGCAACCAGGTGGCCACGCTGAGGAGTGCCTGATGGGCATCGTCAACGACCTCATCGACGAGCAGACCGCGCTCGCCACGGCCCGTCTGCCGTGGGAGACCTATTGGCGCAACATCGCCATGTACGTCCTGCCGCAGACCGAGGGCTTCGACCGCTTGCTGACGCTGAACCAGGATGCCGCGATCACCAGCGTGGTCGGCATGCCGGTGGCGGCGCAGCGGTCGAAGGACCTCTACGACATGACGTCGCTGTGGGGCATCGAGCGGCTCACCGCGGGCTTGTTGTCGCTGAAGACGCCGGAGACGGAGCCCTGGCACGGGCTCGGCTTCAACGACATGTTCGGCGCCGAGCCCAGCTACGCCGAGAGCGAGGCCCTCGAACGGCTGCGCGACTACATGTTCCGCGTCCGCGCCAACCCGAAGTCCGGCTTCTGGTCGGCGCACCGCGCGGCGCTGAAGTCCATGTGCGCGTTCGGCGACGGCTGGATGTACACCGAGGAGGTGACCGGCGGCGGCGCGCGCACCCCCTACCGCTTCGAATACTGCCCGCTGCCCGAACTCTACCCGGGCGTCGACAGCGCGGGCGTGACCGACCGCATGTTCAAGGTGTCGCGCTTCTCGGCCGCCCAGATCGCCAAGCGCTGGGGCGCCGACAAGGTCGGAGCCAAGGTGCTCGAGTACGCCAACGACCCGAAGCTGCGGCATGAGACCTTCCGCGTCATGCACGGCGTGCTGCCGCGTTCCGACGAGAACATGGGCCGCATGGGCGTCCGCGGCGCCGCGTCGGCCTCCTACTACTGCCTGCCCGACGAGAAGCATCTGATCGGTGAGGGCGGCTACTACGAGTTCCCGTACCACCGCTACGCGTGGTCGAACACCGGCCAGCGGCCGTTCAGCGAGGGGCCGGTGGCTTACGCCATCGGTGAGCTGAAGTCGCTGAACGAGATGGCGAAGAACGAGCTGATCGCGTCGCAGTCCTTCATCCGCCCGGCTATGGCCGTGGCGAACAAGAACATGACGCGGCTGAACTTCAACCCGGGCCACGCCAACCCGGGGCTGATCAGCCCCGATGGCAGGCTGCTGTTCGCGCCGCTCACCAGCGGCCAGCGGCCGGACTTCGCTCGCGATATCCTCAACAGCCGCCGCGAGAGCGCCCGCGAACTGCTCTACCTGAACCTCTGGCAGGTGCTGCTGGCCGACAAGGCCAGCGACCAGGAGACCGCCACCAAGTCGCTGATCAAGGCGCAGGAGAAGGGCGAGCTGCTCGGCCCGGTCGGCATCTCGCTGAACGAGGGCCTGTCCGTCATGACCGATCGCGAGATCGGCATCATGGGCCGCAAGCGCGCCTTCGACGACGGCAGCCCGCTGGCCATGCCCGACAGCATGGCGGACCGCAACGTCACGCCCGTGTTCAACTCGCCGCTCGACCGGCTGCGCCGCATGGGCGAGCTGGTCGGTATCCAGCGCCTCGCCGAGTTCGCGGTCATGCTGGCCAACGGCGACCCGCAGCGCGCGTCCGAGATCCTGGCCCGGTTCGACATCGACGAGATGCTCGAGCGTGCGCAGGAGATCCTGGGCGCGCCGGTCAAGGTGCTGCGTGACCGCGAGGCGGCGCAGCAGGACCGTGACCAGACGGGCCAGATGCAGCAGCTCGCGTCCGCGATGCAGATGATGCAGCAGGGCGGCGACGCCGCGCAGGCGATCGGTGCGGGCGGCCAGGCCATGGCGGCCGGCGCCGAAACCGCGGCGCGCTCACCGGCGCTGCAGAACCTCTTCCGTGGCGGCGCGGGTGGCGGGCTGGCCGCGATGACGGGGATGGGCGCATGACGCGGCTCCTCGATCTCGTCGGCCGCTCGCCGGCCGACATGCAGCCGCTCGTCGCCGAGGCGAAGATCGTCTCGGCCTATCACGCGTTCGCCGAGGGGCGAGCCGGGAAGCAGGACGCCGATCTGATCCTGCAAGACCTCGCCATGTACAGCGGGTACTTCCACGTCACCCCGCAAAGCACCCCGGAGGGTGAGTTGAAGTACGCGGAGGGTGCGCGCTCGGTTTTTGCGCGTGTCATGTACATGCTGAACTTGCCTGTGGAGCAGATTTATGCTCTGCAACAGGTGCTGAACGCAGACGCTGGGCTGTACCAGCAGATGCAAGGAGATTGACGAATGCCGCAGGAAGGAACAGGTGCCGCAGAAGGTGTCGACCCGGGCGCGAGCTCGGACACCGACACCAACAAGGCGCCGGTCACCCAGAACGCAGGTACCGGTGGGGCAGCCGAGAACGGGTCTGCGGACGCTCCCAAGGCACAAAGCGACGCTTTCGCGGAACTCGATGGGGAAACCCGCGAATGGCTGAGCAAGAGGAACATCACCGACCCCAAGGTCGCGATGCGCCTCGCCTACGACCAGGCCAAGCTTCTCGGTAACGCGATCCGCGTGCCCGGGAAGGACGCAACGGAAGAGGAACGGAACGAGTTTCTGAACAAGCTCGGCCGCCCCGCCGACCCCGACGGCTATGAGATCGCTCCGCCGAAAGACCTGCCTGCCGAGCTGCCGTACGACGGTGAGCGGGCGAGCGAGTTCAAGAAGCTGGCGCACACTCTCGGCCTGACGACGGCGCAGGCGCAGAAGCTTCATGACTGGGCGGCCGGCAACGCGGTGCAGGACTTCACGTCCTTCTCCGAGAAGCAGCAGGCCCAGACGGTCGAGACGGCGAAAGCCGAGACCGAGAAACTCGTCAAGCGCTGGGGACCGCTCACGGGCGAAACCGCCAAGGCCAACATCGAGCTTGCCGATCGCGCGCTCCAGGTTGGCGGGCCGGATGTCGTGGCTGAGCTGCAGCGCCTGAAGATGATCGGCCCGAACAAGGAGATCCTGTCCGAGCCGCTCGCGGTCCTCTTCGCCAACATCGGCGCGGCGCTGTTCCAGGAGGACAGCACCATCCGCGGCAACCCCGATGTGATCGGCAATCCGTTCGCGGACGGTGAGCACTTCAACCTCACCAAGGCCATGGGCGTCTACAAGAAAGACCCCGATCATGCGCTGTCCCTCATCCGTGCGGCTGGAAAGAAGCCGACGGAGTTCGGGCTGCGCGGGTAACCCCGAAAGGACGCCCCGATGAATACCGGTCCCGTTCGTCTCAGCGACGCTGTCGTCCCCGAGATGTTCTACCCCTACATGGCCAAGGACACCGTCCAGACGATGGCGTTCTACCAGACCGGCGTGATGCGCGCCGATGGTGACATGGCCTCCAAGCTGGCCGGCGGCGGCCGCACGTTCAACGTCCCGTTCTGGAAGGATCTGGACGACGACGAGAGCGATACCGCGTCGGACGACCCGGAGAGCCGGTCGATCCCCGGCAAGCTCGCGTCCGGCACCGACATCGCCCGCCGGCAGATCAGGACCAAGTCCTGGTCCAGCATGCGGCTGGTCGAGGAGCTGACCAACTCCGACCCGATGCAGCGCATCAGCGCTCGCGTCGGCGCCTACTGGGGCCGCCAGTTCGACGATATCGCCATCGCCTCCGTGCGCGGCGTGTTTGCGGACAACATCGCCAACGACAGCGGCGACATGGTCAACGACATCTCGATCGACACCGGCGCTACGCTGACCGACGACGAGCTGTTTTCGGCCGAAGCCGTCATGGACACCGCCCAGACCCTGGGCGATGCCAAGCGCGACCTGAAGCTGATCGTGATGCACTCCGTCGTGCACAACCGCCTGGCCAAGAACGACCTGATCACGTTCCGGCCGGACAGCGAGGGCAAGACCTGGCACGCCTACTTCATGGACTGGCGCGTCCACGTCTCCGACCGCACCCCGGTGATCACCGGCGCCAACAAGACCATGTACCACACCTACATGTTCGGCGCGAACGCGATCGGCTGGGCCGAGAGCCCGGTGGCCAAGCCGGTCGAGGTCGAGGAGGATCCGAGCGCCGGTGACGGCATGGGCGGTGACACGCTCTACACCCGTCGCCAGTTCGGCATCCACCCCTACGGGATCAAGTGGACCGACAGCCAGGTCGGCGGCGAGTTCCCGAGCAACGCCGAGCTGCGGCTCGCCGCCAACTGGGACCGGGTCTACCCCGAGCGCAAGCAGATCCCGATGGCGCTCCTGATCACCAACGGGTGATCGTCGCCTGAACGGGGGCCGGCTCGCGCCGGCCCCTACGCAACCATCACGATCGCGGCCAAGCCCGATCAGAGAACCGAGGACACCACGATGGCCACCTACCGTTCGATGGGCGACATGGAGAACCGTTCGCCCGAGGATTTCGTCACCTACTTCAACGACTTCCTGACCTACACCGCCGGTGACTGGACGATCACCACGACCGAGGGCGGTGCCGGCGACGCCACCGAGGCGCTCGCGACCGACCAGCCGAACGGCGTGCTGGTCGTCACCAACGACGCCGCCGACAACGACAACGACTTCTTCCAGCTGCTGCCGGCCGCGGGGCACTTCAAGTTCACCTCCGGCAAGCGCCTGCTCTTCAAGGCGCGTCTCAAGATCCTGGAAGTGATCCAGTGCGACTTCATCGCGGGGCTCTACGCCACCGACACGACGCCGCTCGCGACCGACGACGGCATCTACTTCAAGTCGGATGACGGCGACGCGCTGCTCGACGTCTACGTCGGGAAGAACAACACCTACTCCAGCCTGACCGGCGTGGCGACCCTCGTGGCCGACACGTTCGTGACCCTGGAGGCCTACTACGACGGCGACGACAGCATCCAGTTCTTCGTGAACGGTGTCCGCGTCGGCTCGCTGCCGATCACCAACGCGCCGGACGACGTCGCCCTGCGGCCGTCCTTCGGCCTCCAGAATGGCCAGGCCGTGGCGAACGTCCTGTCCGTCGACTACGTCAAGGCGCAGCAGGAGCGCTGAGCGCTCGTCTCGCCCTCGCTGGCGGCCTCCGGGCCGCTGGCTTTCGAAGCACCACGGAGATGGATCTGATGACCGCAGAAACCGAAGACCGCGCGACCGCCGTGCGACGCCGCCGCGCCGCGTCGAAGGCCATCGCCGAGCAGCAGGCCGCCCTCGACGGCGCCATGCGCAAGGGTAACGCGAAGGACGCCGAGAGCAGCGTGCCCGCAGCCCCGGTCGTGACCAAGGCGCCGCCGGTGAGCCGCGCCGACCGCAAGAAGGCGGCGCAGCAGCTGGCCAACGCGCAGGCCGATCGCGACGCCAAGGTGCGCGCCGACACGACCCCGCTGACCACGCTTCCGCGCGACCGTCCGCTGACCCTGCACGAGCTGAACCTCGCTGCGCGGGCGCGAGACAAGGAGATGCGCAACGACGCGCGCGAGGCCGCCCGTGCGGCCGGCAAGGCCGCGTTCGAGGTGCTGTCCGGCCGCGTCGGCCCCGACGCCAAGCGCGCCAAGCGCTTCCGCGCCATGGGCTCCGCCGAGAAGATGATGCAGGACGCCCAGCGTCGCGCTGCGGCCGAGCAGACCGAGGAGTGATCCTGTGAACCGCCAGGCGCTTGCGGCCTACATCTACAATGAAAAAGCCCGCCGCAGGCACAACCTACTCAAGGGCGGGGGGGNGTCTGCCTGGCCCTATTGAAATACTCGGCGACACTCTCGTCGCGTGGATGGATGCTCAAGATACCAGCGACTGGACGTTTAATAGCGGCAGAGTGGCATCCGCGCCAAGCAAGGCTGGGTCCGCTGTGGGTCTGTCATTGGATCAGGTTACAGCAGCCTACCAGCCCACATACATGACAGCGCCAGAC